TTTAAAGCATAGGCAGTATTAGCTTTCCATGCTGTAGGATTAGTTGGTGTTGCTCCATTTAATGCTGCGGAAGCGGGAACTTTAGACGGAGTTTGTACAATCTGGATTGTCCTAAGGCAGCCAGTATCACGGACTACACGCTCTCTTGAGCCATTAATGTAATCAGTTAATTGCGAATCGTTATAAAAGTTTCCGTTTGCATCATGGAGTAATCGTCTGACTTCCGTAATGTAAGTCGAAAGAGTTGCCATTTAAACTCCATAAGTCATGCTGCCACCGAGAGGACTTTTCCCCCCGCCCTCTTTTGGGAAGGAAGGGGTACTCTTTCCACCAACGGGGATAACGATTGGTTCTTTTTAGGCGGTTGTGTGGACAAATCCCATTTTGCTAAACGAGCCAAACCTTCTTCGTACTCGTTAGCGGTCTTTATCCAGCCCAACCTAGCCAAGTTTGGAGCTTTATTTTCTTTACCGTAACCAAAAATATGACTGGCAGCTTCCTCTGAAATTTCCACAGTAGTGCCTTTTTTAAAGTCATAAAATACTCCACCGAAGCCATCTCTTAGGTCTTGGTCTGAGTTATTGGTTACATAAATCATTAGAAGCTCACCACTTGTCCATAAACACAAATATCTACGGTGTTTGCGTTACCAGAAGCGGTATTCACATTCACATATAGAGCTTGAGTTGATGCGCCAGAAACAACGGTGTTTGCTGGATATGCAATTGCTAGGTCTTGATATTTACCAGTAGCGCTTACTGCTGATAAGGTTACATTGGCAACCACTACATTGGATGCGCCCATGTTTCCAGCACTAGAGATCGTAATACCAATATCAGCACTTGCAACACTTCCAGTAGGGTTTTGCACCGTCACTTGACGGATGATTACCCCACCAGAATTGCTAGTAGCGCCACCGTTGGTTAACCCGCCTGATACGAGAGGAATCTTAATCTGCGCAGTTCCCGTTGTTGCCAGGGTTTGCGCAGTTAATTTTCCAATTAGCCCGTATCCAAAACTGTCTAGGTAAAGATTACCTACTGCATTTGGGTTAGCCATTGTTTCTCTCCTTAGTCGTTGTAAGTGCCAGAAGCAGCTTCACCACCGTTTACAGTAGCAAGAGTTACTGTAGCGTTAGTTGTAGCAAGCAAGCGTACATTTACACCATCGGAGATCACAACACCACCCACATTAATTGCGCCCACATTGGACCAAGTTGCTGTGCTGGTAGTTGTGTTGTATGCCGATACAGCTTGGATAATCACATTAGCAGTTGCAAATGCAATGTAAGTACCAGCGGGTACAACAGTACCAGCGGTAGTTGCACTTACAGTTGTAAGCTGCCAATAAGCTCCAGGAGTATTGGTATTGCTACCTGAGATCAGGATTTTATTTAAGCCGAGTGCCATGACTAGTTCTCCTTATAACGAAATAGAGTTGTAGCCAGAAACTCTGGTCATCGACTTAGGCTTGGTGCTTACCAATTCGGCAATCATCAAGACAGCGCCAACATAACCAATCTGCCAGTTTGGTAGAGTGCTTTCAAATCCAGTAAACACGAAGCTACCTTGGTCATGGATGTACAAGCTCAAGTAGTTCGAGTTAATGAAATAGACAGTACCCTCTGGGCAATAAGGATCTGGATAAATAGGTACACCAGCAACCATCAAAGCACGGAAAGCTGCTTGTGGTCCATTGGCTTCACCATCAAATCCGCTACCTGGGGTAATCACATACTGCTCTTGACCAACATAATCTTGAGCTAATAGTGTCCAAGTACCGAATCCGCAAACACCAAAAGTAGGCACTTCTGCACCGTTTTTAACAGTTCCAGAAATGTACTGAAGGATATTTTGACGAGTTGGGTTTACTGAACCAGCGTTGTAAACCTTTGACTGCCACCAAGTATAGGTGCTACGGTTAATATTACCGTATGTACCCATGTTAGTACCATCGTCAATTGCGCCAGGTAAACCAATAAATTGCTGAGTGTTCGTGTAGTTGGTGTACAAAGCAGTAGCCATTGCATCCATCATCACATTGGTTGCATCGTTCATACGAGCTTCAATGAGAGGAATAATTGCGTAGTCTTGCTGTACAGCGCCTTCCATTCCGAGGAATGGTACAGGAGCAATCATCAGTTTAAGGTTGAACTCAGCGTTAAATGCACCTTGCTGAACAGAAGGCTGAGTGAACGAGCCGCTGTAGTCAGACCATTGTGCGTTTACGAACTGAGCGCCTTGTACTGGCACAGTTACCTGGGATACACCACCTGAAGCCTGTTGACTGTTAGCAATCAACGCAGCCATCAAGGGTGTGCTATTGTAAAGTTGTACGACCAGCTTGGGGATAAATGCTCTACGAGTTACATAAGTAAGTTCGTTATATTGCGAAGTACCCGCTGCTGGAAGAATTCCGCCACCTATTGGCATAGTTTATCTCCAAACAAAATTCAAATATCCCCTTGTACTGCTAACTTCAAATACCGATTGGTCGAGTGTTTTTACGCAACTCAGCCAATGCTTTTGCTGCTTCGTTCCTTGCACCCTGAACTGGGTTTTTCCAATAGTTATTTAGGTCGAAACCTTTTAACGGGCTTGGGTTATATCCAGAAGGTGTGGGCGTGGCAGCTTGTTTCATCCAGTCGAAATACTCAGCAGCAGTTTCGTGATCGGATATTTTTTTCTCCAGCATGATTTTCTCAATGCTTTCAATATCCTCCTCCGACTGAGCTAAACCCTTTTTGATAAGTTTATCTCTGCGCTTTTGTAATTCTTCTAGTGCTTCTTTTTCCTTGAGCTTTGCTTCTAACTGCATTACCCGTTCTTCAGCAGCGGTTACCTTTTTCTCGGTATAGTCCTCTAGCTCAAGTTCTGGGATCGGCAGATTAGGTCTAACCTTTTTGGTCAAACGCAAGGCTTCTTTACGAGTGGTAGGATTCTCGGCTAGCTCTTTCATCAAGAGAGCCAATTCATCCCGTTGCTCTAAGCTAATATCTTCTAAACTCATCTTTTATCCCCTTATCCGATTAGATGACTTTTTTGGTGTCGCCAGGTTGCGACATCGACATTTGATTCTTGCTACCCGCTTTGTTAGCAGCAGACAAGCCACCAAACTCAGAAAAACGGGGAGTATTGATTACTTGACCGTTACGCTGATTATTGTCGGTTGGTCTGCGAGGAGCAGAAGCACCACGGGGTTTAAAGAGTTCCATAATAATTTCCTTTAAATGGGTTGAGGTAAAGGCATAGCGCCACCACCAGGAGGGGTAGGCATCATGCCAGGAATTGCTGGCGCAGAGGACATGGCTTTACTCTCAGGTGTTGCGCCACCAGCTTGAGGTAAAGTTTGCAACATATTCAAAATCTCAGTCGGTTGCAATTCATCGGTTCTTTCTTTGTCTGGTCCTAGAATTCCAGTAATTACCCGAATTGCATCTAAAACCTTTTTGCCTTCAGCAGAGTTAACTCCAATGCCAGGCAAGCTCTGATTGAGCAAGTCCATAGCCATGGAAAGATTTAACATTGCGGATTCTTTAGTTCCCATCTTTGGTTCAGGCGTTGACATGGGAGCAGCCATCGGAGGTGTAGTCGCATCGGACATCTCCGTTTCTTCAGTCGTTTCGACCATGCCACCTGGAGTAGCTTGATCTCGCTGACTAGCGATCATTTTCATCATTTCTTCTTGCGGAACAGCCATAAATTATTCCTATCAATTTTTGCATAGATTAAACCTAATCTATGACTTGTCAAGTGGGTAGCTGTATTTTTATTCCCGCTACCCAAGGAACTCCCGTGAAGGATTCTTAACGCATTGTCTTACGACCACGCTTCATCTTTTTGCCGTACATACCATTCTCCTTTAAAGTTACCGCACACTACGACCGTACACCCGTGTACTGGGTGAACGGGAAACATTTTCAAAACCTTGATTCCTATACTGCAACTGGGCTGGAGCATCACCACGCTTAAGTGATTCAGTAGTTACCCTAGGTTGATCTGCTCTTGGTAGCTCTAGGGCTAAGAAAAGAGCCTTGATTGTTGAGGATGCGTTGGAAAAGGTCGCAACCATGTACCTCAAGCTCATGCAGTTCTATGATCCTACGCATTATGTGGATACAGAAGGCAAACCATTTATTGCCGATCAATTTACACGGGATTTTGTGGTCAAAGTCGATGCCCACAGCAATAGTCCTATCTTTACAGAGGATTTAAAGAACCTTGCCTT